CTTCTCGCAACGACAATTTGATTACATTCGTTGCAACATCTTCCTTCTAAGTGAATAGGAGCAGGGTTATTACCCCATCCTGTAAAATGCTCACCACACATTACACATTCATATTCCCGCATTAGATTCACCTCCGATTCTAAAATGATTAATCCCATGAATTTTAAAAATCTCTAGTGGAGCATTTCTAGAACGAACATAAGCGGCAAAGTCTACAATAATGCGATGGTATCTATACTTCATAAATTGCCCAACCTCTGAATTTTGGATGTTTTCTTTTTCTCTAACAATTTCTAACAGTCTTTTGTAGAGAGCATTTTTAAATGCCTCACCTTTTAAAGTATGAAGATTAAATGTATTACCGAATATCTCTTCACCCTGAGTTACAACCAAATCTATGACTATATCCATTACGGGTATTTTCTTATTGAGCCTTTTATCTCCTGTTCTGTTTCTACTCATCGGATTCACCTCTCATGTTTTTGTAAAAGTCCAAATCTGCAATAGATTTTAAGACCAAGTTGGTAACGCAATTAAAGCATACTGTTAGCCCCCCTGTGCTTAAAAGACCAACTTGAGAACCTTCAGCACTACATAGAATGCACATCATTCTTCATCACCCTTAATCAATTCTTGTTGTATCGGTTTTTGAGGTGGGTCAGGATATAGAAATCTACCCATGACATACAAAACAATCATAGTCATAATTCCAATAAATAATTCCTGCATCATTCTTCCTCCAATACTTCTTCTACATTCTCTAGCAATTGTCTAGCCAAACTTCTACTGCCCATAGCATAGGCAATTTGAATGGGCTTACTATGCTCATATTTTCTGAGGAATGTAGCCTCATCCATATCGTTTAACATAGTCGCAATTACAGCATCTAAGTTTTCAATTATCAATAATATTTCTCTCATATCAATTCCTCAATCTTGGCGCACGAAGCACGGTAACTTTTCTGTTGGCAAATACTGTCGGTCTTTCGTCATCAAAAAGAATGACCAATTCATCATCATCTTTGATGATATTACTAATTGGTAAAGACAACTCAACAGTAGCATCACGGTCAGTAGAATCATCATAACCCTCGACATTTGTTTCAACCTTCTGATTGTTTTCAGAAGAAGAAATGTTCAGATTAGGATAACTCCAATCTAGTTTGTAGATTGAATTACCAACACGTTCAGCCAGATTAACTGCCTTGACCACATTATCAGAATGTAGATTCACAACAGTCTTCAACTTTAGTGTATCTGTAACGGCTACACCATCTTCATCCTTATTTGCTAGAATAGACCTATTATCTAAATCTCTAAGTCTAGCACCCAACTTCTCTACAACATTAATGTTAGTATGAGTATTTGCAGGTGGAATGGTAATAATGCTACCATCGCATCTAACTTCTAGATTCTTACCAAAGTGCAATTCCATGTTTTCAGACTTGACAATATATTTCAACAGAATGTCTGTATCAATAATGAATGTGCCTTTACCTTCATGGCTAACTACATCTGCTCTATAACAAACATATGTAAATTCGTTAGCGTTTTGGAAATACACATCATCGTCAATTTTAATAACAACATTGGAAGATAAAGAACCTGTCTTATTACTTCTCCCATCATTGTATTTACCTCTTAGTGTGCAAATCTTAATTGCTTTTTCTAATTCGTTTCCTTCTATTACTATCATTTTTCTCACCTTCTCTACATATCATAACAGCACCCCTTAAATTAAACAGACCGAGAATCAAAGATTATTGTCCTTGATTGCCTCCAATCCGTTCCATGTAACCTCTCCCTTATTGTTCTCAAACAATAGGAAAGATTGACCTTCATTTTCTGCATTTGTTTTAGACTTCAAAACCTTAGCAAAAAGTTTTGTAACTCCAGCACGTTCTTCACGGTATGTGTGAATGTGTTGGAACAACTTTGCAGTAGTTGATTTTTCCCAATCTGGCTTTTGACCTACAATCTCAAAACCATCATGCATATCCTTCATATGTGTAATGAAGAATTTATGACAATTCAATTGACAGGCTGCTTTAAACAAACGCTGATATTCCTGCGTTCTAGCAAACCATTGAGTCGGGACCATTTTAACTTTATCAGCCAATCGAGGGTCATTACCCTTAATGTGATTAAGACGGGCAATCATGTTTGTAGTATCGAGCCATGTATCTAGCCCGTCAAATACAATTGCCTTAACTGCCTGAACTTCAATCTCTTCATCTTCAAAGGTAATCTTCTTTTCCTCAATGGCTTCTTTCACCATACCCATAAAGAAACGTGCCATATCAGCAGTAGCCATATAATCTACTGTCATGTCTTCTTTGTAGACATGAGGATTGTAGATAAATACTTTATCATCACTTGACCAATGTTGTCGCCAAGTGGGTTCAGCACCTTCGTCAAAATCAAGAATAAATACCCAATGAGTATCTCTTTCTTCTTCTGTTCTACAATCAATTGACAATCCTGTTTTACCAGTTCCAGGGTCTCCGCTAATACCACATAATAGATAACCAGATTGTTGGTCAATTAGTTTCTTTCGTTGCATAAAGGCTTCACGCTTTGCATTGATAAATGCGTTCTTAGCGTCTTCCTTTACGGCTTTGTCATTCAGTCTGCTTGCTTGTCCTTGTTTTCCAATTCCCATTGTTTTCACCATTCCTTTTCGTTTGTAGACTTAATGGGGTCTACGCCCATATCATGCAATTCTCCATTAACTATGTCGAGAGTATTTAGAATTGTTTCTCTAATCTCTAACAAAGTCTGGATAATTAGTTTTCTATCCTCAGCCACATTAGCCAATAGATTATCCATTTCAGCCTCTAACATTTCTAAAGGTGTAACCATTATTCATCACCTTCAAAATATGCTTCTAATTGCTTCAATTGATTCTCATGGACCATGCGAGAGAACATCTTTCCACTTTTCATATGAAATCTTACATTGTAATTATCCATATGTTCATCGTTTTCTTTCCATTCGATACTTTCCACTTCGGTCATATCGAGTAATATTTCGTTTAACTTTACAATCATTTTTCTTTCTCCTTTTGGTATAGGCTTCGCACCCACTCGAATGTCATTCAACCGCCACATTTACACGGCTACTGCGTCTTTTAACTGTCATCAAGTGCAGTAAAGACTTACAGTATGAGTCTAAAGTTCATCCAACCTCTCAGAAAGTAGCAAAAGTGCTGATGCCCAAAGACCGACAAAGATACCTAAGTCATGGTCATGTAGAGCATAAATAGCAATACTACCAACAATCGAAACTAGACTACTTACCAAACCAATCTTTTTGTAATTCATTCAAATCACCAGAAGGTTAGGTCTTCCCCTGCTTCTTCAACTTCTTCAACAGCACCCATAGATGTTCTTACATAAACACCGTATAGGTTAATTGAAACAGGATTGTATTCACCGTCAATTGGCATTCCGTCATCATCCTTCTTTTGAGTCTGATTTGTTCGACCAACAACGATAACATCAGAACCTGCACCAAAGTCAATCTTAACATTAGATGGAATCCATACAGGAGTTGAATCAGGAATATCATCATCATCAAATCCATAAGATGCATCTAGCGGTTCAATCCACATTACACGGTTGCCCGTCTTTTCATTAACTGTGAGGTTTTGACTAGTAACAATACCATCAGTAACAATCAAACGTGTTCCCTGCTTTTGGCTAATCATTTCATGGAATGATTCAAGTTCCATCAAATCACCCAAATATTCAGCCATACATTCAACCAACAATGTTTCAACATCTTGACCCGAAGTATCTACATAACGTGGGTCTTCTTCATCAAGATTTTCTAAAGCCGTTAGGCTTTGTAGTGTCTTGTTCTGAATACCATAGATAGCGTTACGCTCGTCATTAAAGATACCATACAGGGTAAGCCATTCAAATGTGTTAGCCTTGAAATTCTTAGCAGCATCATTCTTCAATTGCAAAGTCCACAATTGATAATCTTCTCCTTCCTTAGCACCAATGAAATGCGCTCTCAATTGAAACTGTTCTTTAGGAAGAGGGCGACCATAATTCTTATTTGAATCACCACTAGCCCAAGTCTTTACAGCATCAACAGGAACAATCCATGTGTTTTCACCGACTTCAATAGAAGCATCTGGCAATCCACCAATAGTCTTTGTTTGCCATTCTCCGTTCAATACTTGAGTCTTGACATAAGCACCATCTTCAAGAACAACCTCTGCAACAATTTCATCATTTAGGGCTTGTGAAGAATCTGAACGATATTTGCTCAATACATTCTTACGTCGCCATTCCATAATATCCCGTGTTGGTTCAATTGCAACAAAGAAACCATGACCATGATTACCATAGCCTGTTGATGTGGAGGAACGGTTTGAGGACAATACCCCACGCACATGATTTCTAACCAAAGTTAGAGCAACCAATTGCTGTCGTTCTTCGCTAACATCAATTCCATTCGCTGATGCAATTTCGTTATACTTGTTCACCATTTCGTTTTCTTCAATCTGGAGTCTGTTTGCAAGACCCTTCAATTCTTTTTCTACTCTTTCAATCATTTTTTTTCACCTTTTTTGTTTTTGTTTGTTCATTGTTTTATACTTGCCACGAACCATGCCACCAAAACTTTCGGAGTTACACTTCTGCTTCTCCATTCTGTTTCTCCTACTAGGGCTACTACCTTAAACTTAGTGCTAGGTGGTAAATCCATATCTAATACAGATTGTAGGAGTTTATTGCATATATCCTTTACAGAATGTCCTGCTGTTACAAGACGGTTTAGGAAATCCAAAGATTCCTCATGCTTGTTGTCAAGGGCATTCTGAATACATAATTTGTAAGGGACGATGTTTTCTCGATGCAAATTCTTTGGTGTTTTGCCAGAATAAATACACGCTTGCAATTCGTTGATTGCTCGACGCATATCGCCTCCAGAAATCTCCACCAAAGTTTCAACATCTTCCAACGCCATCATTACATCATTTTTCTTCGCTATTTCTAACAGCATATCTTCAACAATATAACTGTCAATTGGTTCAAAGAAATAGTTTGCACAACGACTTCTCAAAGCCTCATCTACGCCATAGACATCGTTGCAGGTAATAATAAATCGGACATTGGTTGCCCGTTCCATTGTTCTCTTCAACGCTCTTTGCGAATCTCTTGTCATGCCTTCAATTTCATCCAACAAAACAATCTTGATTTTGTTATCAGAAACTGAACCATAATTGACAAAGTTTGTAATCGTTTGTCTAACTGTTTCTAGTTTCCTATCTTGACTAGCGTTAATCTCCAAGAAATCTGAGTCTTTGTCATCGCCTAAAAATTCATTTCCGATAACATGACTCGCTGTTGTCTTTCCTGTTCCAGGTCTTCCTGCTAATAACAAATTAGGGAAGTCGCCTTTATTTCTCCATGTTCGGGCATCTTCAGTAAATTTAGTTTGCCCTACAATCTCTTCAATCTTTTTTGGTCTGTATTTTTCTGTCCAATTCATTTTCTTCATCTCCTTTCAATACCCCCTTTCCTTTACAAGCGGGGCAACTCATTTCGATAGCCATTCCTGAGCCATCACAGTAATTGCATTTTTTCATCCTTAACACCAATAATGCAATCAGCCGTCATCACATAACTAGCCACACTAACTGCGGCTTTTAGTGAAGACTTTACTACATCAACAGGGTCAATAATTTGATGGGAAACAACCCAATCTCTACTTCTTCCGTCATACTGATAACCTTCTTTCATCTTTACCAATACTTCTTCGGGCTTAAGTGTTTTACCTGTTAGATTGTAATATAGTTTGTTAAATACGGAACGTAGTGCGGTAATAAATGCCATGTCAATTTCGTCATTAGCATACATAACATCCGATGCTCCGTAAAGCGCAAGTCCACCACCTAGAACAACTCCGTTGTTTAAAGCGGCTCTAGTAGCATTTAGACAATCATCAATTCTATCCATTTTATTTCTAATTTCTTGTTCAGAAAGTCCGTGAATATAAATAACTGCACCACTTCCTTTAATTCTTGAAATTCTATCTAGATATTTCTTTTGATAAAATTCGTTGTCAGTTAAATTCATGTCTTCTTCAATTGCGTTTATTCTTTTCTCTATCATTTTGTCGTCTTTTTCAAACTCTACAAATGTTGAATAATCTTCTGTTACGGTAGCAACTCCACACGTTCCCATGTCTTCCAAAGTTATGTTTTCTAATTTCATATTCAACCCCGTATCGAAAAAGTTACCACCTGTTAGGGTAGCCAAATCTCCCATTCTATCATCCTGCCAGAATGAAATATCTTCCGCTTGTAGAATACAGGCATTAATATTGCCATTCATTTGATTCATTAGATATGAATTTATGACAGGTAAAGTTACAGACTTTAGCATGAAAATAATGGGTCGCTTTTCCTCAACAGAAATCTCCAATGCAGGTAACAATTCTGAGAAGTTATTTACATCAGTATTTGAGAACACTAAAAGTGGATTCTCAAAGTTTTTCTTCTTACCCATTACTCTAGAAATAAGCGGACTAATATAACCCTTCTTACTTTCATACCCATCTGTAACTTTGTATTCGTCTTTACCATATGGGGAAGGCTCAATTGTGATAATACCTTCTCGACCAATTTCTCTAATTGCAGATGATATTAGTTTTGCAATCCCCTCATCGTTATTTGCACTAACAAGAGCAACTTCATATAAGTCATCAGACTCAATATCAATCTCTCTTTTCATTACATCTAATGCGGCCAACGTTTGTTCTAGTCTGTATTCTAAGGTATCCCGAATTTGAACACCGCTAATATTCTTAAACTTCATACATTCTTTAATCAATGCTTGAGCAATAACAATAGAAGAAGTCGTTCCATCTCCTGCACCCTGTTGGGCTTTATTGGCAACCTCAATCAAAAGTTTAGCACCAATATTCTTCACCTTATCTTCAAGTGAAATGTGACGGGCTACTGTAACTCCATCATTGATTACCAACGGGGGAAGGTCATCTCTTCTGTCTATAATCACACTTTTTGTTGCAGGTCCGAGAGTTACTGAAACGGCATTAGCCAATTCATCAATACCCTCAAACAGATGTTGCTTTGCTTCATCTCCATGATAAATCATTCAACCACCCCAATAATTTGTGTCTTGTTTAAAGCCAATAGTTTCTCATGCCCCAAATAGAAATTTGAACCACCTAGATAAATTATTGTCTGTCCTTTCTCATACGTTTCAGAATCTACAACTGTGGCGAGATTAACTTCACCACTAACCATAATTCCTGTCTTCGTCTTGCTCTCCTTTTCCTTTGCTATTGTATAGCCATTTTCTGCTTTTATTTTCATCTTATCACCATAATGTTACCATCAACACCACAAGAGTAATCACGTTCACAACGGTTACGCTTATGGCAATTTTGTTTGTCATACTCAACTCATCCTTCATTTCTTTCAATGTTTGGAGAACTGATACTGACGCTTCTTCTAAAAAGTCAAATGTTCTCTTCATATTCCAACACCGCCTGTTCAGGTGTTCTATCCGACTCCCACTTCTCCCTTAAATATTTCATAGGGTAGTGGTCATAGGAACTTGATAAACAACCTAACCATCTAGAAAATGACACACCTAGAAACCTTCTCAAGGTCTTAAAATTACTAGATTGCATCAAAAATCCTCCAACTTTTTTGTCCTGTCTTTTCTTACAGAAACTCTTCTTCTTTTCTCTTTCTTTATTCCCAAAATCTTACACTCCTTTTCATCCAATTTCTTGGCCGCCCAACGAGAATATTCTTCGTTTTTTAGTAAATCTTTCACCAAGTAACCATCTGATGGGCGCAATCCCAACTTTCTACAAATAGCGGGGAATGGACTTTCGCTCTTACGCTTTGGCGGAACTACACTTCCGTATGTTCCCAACTTTGAATATGCCAACAATGGGTAAAAGTAATCCCCACCATTTAGCATCGCTTTTGAAACGTGCATCAACTTTTGATTCTTAGGCTGTGAAGCAACCACCCATGAAAGTATTTGCATTGGTGGCGGTTGATATGTTTTCAAAACCGATAAGTATTCATCTCTATCTGGCATTCTAATATAGGCATTTGTCATCGCCCATATATTGTCATCTACTACTTTGAAATCCTGAGAGTTTTTTGCTTTCGCTCTCAGGATAATTTGATTGTAATTCTTTCTACCTGCCATCTTAAC